GTTCACGTCGCCTTCGTGCCAATCCTTCATAAACGTAACTACGCTGCCGTGGCGCTCTCCGTAGGCTTTGCTGTCTTCGCCGTGGTCTGCCGGGTCGAGCGCGCCCAAACGTGCGCCGGTAGCCTTCCAGCCCAGCTTTTTATGAGCATCGATCGCAGCGTCGAACCATTCCACTTTGATAAAGTTATCGTCAACGCTGTCGTTAAACTCGCCCAGCCAGATATGGCGGTACATTGCGCGGGATAGGTTGGCTTCATCCCATGCGCGTTCTGACTCCATGCCTTCATCGAACCACGGATTATCGGTGTAGTTGATAAAAACAACCGTGTGTAATTCGTCCTGGTAGAATCCTTTGGTTAACAGGTCATTCAGGAACGGCACGATAAAGCGTTTCGAAAACGGGTCTTCGCTGCTGCCGGGGTTCCCGATGAAAAAGATCCGCCCGCCGTTGCTTCGCATGGTCGGGGTGAGTTTCTTCAAACTGTCTTCGCTGGCGCTCTGCGCTTCGTCCATCATGAAGAAGTGGAAGCCGTGCGCAGATTTCAGGCCGTCGGGGTTTCTGGCCATGCCACGGAAGCGCGCCCGGCCCCCGCGTACCGTTTCGATCGTCGATTCGGTTACTCTGGCCCCTTTGATGTTCAGGCGGCCAATCTCCGCCGCTAACAGGCTGTGCGTTGAGTCGCTAATGTCGGCCTGATATTCGCGCAGGAAAAGCCCTTTAGCGCCCAAATCCGCCATATCGATCAGGCCGATATCGTGAACCGAAACCGATTTACCGGAACCGCGCCCGCCAACAATGATATTAAATCGCGTGCGGGATTTGAGGATAGGCACCAGCTTTTCGGGAATGGTGGCCGTATGGTTTTCGATGGTCTTTACCCATTCGCCATTCAGCTTTTTAAGGTTGTAACAGTGCTGCGGGCCTTCTTCGCCCGTCTCTTTGTTGGGTGGCCGGTAGACGCCGATCACTGATTCCGACGATTCCGCCAGGCGAATGCTGTTACCCTCTGCCCGCTCCAGCCGGTTAAATAACTGCGCACGTTTAGCCATTGGCGTTCCCTGCGGCCTTCTCTGCGGCGTTGGCGCGGATCGCTTCTTCGAGTTTGGCCATGCGATCCATAAGCTCTGTTACCTCGTTAACGTCCACGGTTTGTTTAATCATGGCGGTAATGGTGATCCCCACGTCCGGCGAAATCTCGCCATCGGTGACGGCCTTTAGCACGGCTTCCATCTTTTGAACCGGCGTACCGTTTTCCGGGAAGTCGATCGCTACAGTCGGGGCCAGAGATTTAGCCGCCGGGGATAGCCGGGCGAATAATTCTTTCATCAGCTTGCCATCTTCGAACGACGCCCGGATCACTTCTTCCAGATAAGTATCCTCTGTTAAATACTCTTCCGACTGTGTGCCGTCCGGGTTGGTAACTTTACGCGTTACGTTGGCCATAGCGCGTAAAAGGCGTGTGCGGGCGCGTTCGCCAGTGTGCCGGTACTCTTTCTTTGGCTGACGTTGTTTGGAAAAACTGGTGCGCGTGGCGTGTTTTGGCATTGCTGATCCCTGTTCTCATGGCGTACATGGTTAAGGCAGGATTATGACCAGCAATAAAAAAGCCTGCAACTGGTGCAGGCTAATGAGGCTGTTTAGCGTAGATCGCAGCTAAAAGTTTCTGCGCTGCGATTAATTGCTGCCGGGTTGCTTCTGCGCTTCCGGCGTATCGAATAAGAAATTCGACATCGTTTGATTGTAGTCCGCAGCTGGTGGCTGCATCACGGACGCCGGAAGCGGTGGCAACTGCGGGCATGTTCCGGCCCGTACAGGTGAATCTTTCGCGCAGCCGCTTAATACCGTTGCGATACTCAGCAAGATTACGATCTGTTTCACTCTGCGCCGCCTTTAGTTTTTCCTGATAATCAGCATCCAGTGCCGCAAATTGATTCTGCCAGGCGCGTTCCTGCGCGGCGTTCTTCTCCGCGTTCGCCTTCAGCTCTTTTAAGTCCGCTCTGTCACGGTCGAGCCATTTAACGCGCCAACTGGCGTTAGTCTGTTTCCACGTAAGAAAGCAGGCAAACGCCACGACAGCGATCGAGACTCCGACGACAGCAACGATTTTACCGGTTGCACTTGCCATTCACACACCTGTTTTTCTACGTCCCGGCGAGATATTAACCCGTTCCACTTTTTCCCGCCAGCGTAAACCCAGCGTTTCAACTGGTCGCAGGCTGCAGGCATATCGCCCTGGTTAATGTAGCGAAGCATCGTTGAATCACGAAAGGCACCGATCCCCACGTTGTAGACGAAAGAGTAAATCGCCGCTTTCTGCGGTTCGGTGGTGGTGACTTTCAGCAGCGGATCAACTTGCTTTGATACTTTCACCAGGTCGGCTTTTAGCAGCGCGTCGCAGTCGCTGGTGGAGTAGTAGCGGCCCCATACGATATCTTTGCCGGTATGGCCATAACAAACCGTCGTGACGCCTACAACGTCTTTGTACGGGTAGTGCTCGATCCCTTCTAACCCGTCGTTACCGCTGCCGATCATCACGGTAGCGATAGCCAGACCGGTAGCGCCTGAAGCGATCGCGGCGGCGATTCTGTTCCTTAGCCGTGGGTTGTTCATGATTCGATTTCCTGTATCGCGTCGAGCGTTTCCCGGCTGCGTGCGGGTGCGTCTTCCGCGTGACGGTTGAAATAGTTTTTAATCAGCTCCACCCGCGCTTCCTCTGCTGCAGCGATCCGCCGGTTGCGCCTGTCGTTGGAAATGTAGGTCAGCAATCCGAGTACCGCCGTTACCAGCGCACCCAACCCGAACATAACATCTTGCGGGGTCAGGCTGGAAAGTATGGCCGTTAACCCGGCCCACACATAGCCCCCAAACCCGCCTCCATCTTGTCGCATACTTTCGCCCCCTGATTAAATCGTCGTAATCCTATTTGGCTTCCCTGCAATGAGTATTGCACCATTCCGGCCAGGCGGATATTACGTGGCGTGCGGGCAATAAAAAAGCCCCGCGTTTATCAGGACGGCGGGGCTTTGAGGACTGTCAGGACACAAGCATAAGTTTCCGCCAGCAGCTTAACAGCTTTCGTCCGGCTTAGTCACGCTGCGACACGCGAACATGCACGCGTCTTGCATAGCCGAACGCGCACGCGCCACCCAGCGAGGATCAGCGCCAGACTCTGCGGCAGTCTCCAGCAGGCTGATAAAATGGCGGCTGGCCGCTTTTAGCGTGTTCATTTGCTGAATGTCGCCGTCGCTTAACGTGCGATACCCGGTAACGGTGCTGCCGTCCTGCGGCTTTGCGCTCTGGCTCATTCTAAGCCGATCTCTTTGGCCGGGGCGAATGACAGATCAAACGTTTGTGCGTCGATAGTCACGCTTTTGCCGGTGGCTTCAAAAGTAACGGTATAATCGCCGGGCTTCTCTTCGGTGCCGTCTGCCTGCACTGCGGTTACGCCCTTCACCAGCTTGTAACGGCGCTTGCCATCTTCGTTCAGCACTTCGGACGACAGCGGGCTGCGGTTCACGTCGTCCCACTCTGCAGCAGACAGCCAGCGGCCCTCGCCTTCGACGCCTTCCGGGTGATACCAGACGCGAGTTTCAACGCGGCCGTTTTCGGGGTTTTCGTGGTTCTCGCGGAAGCCGTGGTGAAGCTGGCTATTAGGGACGCCGGTATTGCTCACTTCGTTGCCTTTCGCGTCGGTGCTGGTGTTGGTAGTTTCTTTTTCGTCGGCCATCTTGATCACTCCATCAGATATAAAAACAGGGCGCTCATTGCGCCCCGCCAGTGTTGCTAATCCCCGCCGTGAAGTAAATCAGCCGGGTCTGTTAGCGGATCGTCGTACACTTTAGCCCATTGATCCAGCGTCAGCCAGCGGCCCGGTAATTCGGCGTTCGGCTGGAACCATACGCGGCGCACTGTTCGGAAGCTGTCCGGGTCTTCGTATGTTTCATGGTAGCCGTGAGTCGGGACGTTCTTCATGTGGTTAGCGGCTGCGGTTCTCATGCTGCTGATCCTCTTCGGTGCGATTATAAAACCATTCAAAATGTTCAGGCGGTATTGCCATGATCTGCCCGTCGTTGCCTCTGATAATCCAGCTGCCTGCAGTCGCGCCGGTCATCCAGTGATTGCCGCGTGGGCCTTGCAGCGGAACATAACCAAACCGGAAGTAGTAGCCCTCTTTTTCTGCTTCGTAAACCCAATTACGGAACCACGTTGGCGCTTTGGCCGGGACGTGAATACGCGGGATTGAATGGTGCATATCGATCTGCAGTTGGACGGCTTCGCCTTCCGGGATAATTGCTTTTACTTTCGTTGCCATGTTCTGTCCTGTGAAATTCGTGCGGCTATCTGGCCGCCATTGGGCGTTCGCGTATATCGGAGTACATACGCACGGGGTTTGTGTTTGCGTCGCTCTGCGTGGCTCTCAGGCGCTTACACGAATCAGAGTAGTTCGCGCCAACCCATGCCAATTCGCCGTTAGCCTGGCGGATAGCGATCCTCACATCGAACGCGCCGCCGTAATGCACGATGCGCTCTACCAAACCAAAAACCGCACCCAATTGGATGCGGTCGCTTTGTTCCAGCTGCTTAATCAGCGCCATAACATCATCGCGCCAGCAATTGCCATGCCCCAAACTGCGAGGCCCAGCAGCGGAGCGCCAACCCAAACGATTTTATGCTGGTGGCGCAGGATGGTGCGTTTCACGACGTTGCCCGCTTTGATTGGTGGTACTGCCGCTGCTGTGTTGTTCATGCTATTTAATCCCGTGTGTTGTGTGGTGTAACTGCAGTATGCGCTGCAACTTGTGCGGATGCAACTTGTTTTTTAATGCTGGCCAACTCCATTTCGCGCAGCAGTTCCGACGGCAGCATTTCGAGCGCATACGCCCAGCGTTCGAGGGACGCCAACAGGATGCGGTTACGCTTCAGCTGTTCGTGCAGGCTTTTGTCATTCACTCCTACAGACGCAGCGAAAGAGCGAATCGAAACGCCTCGCGCTTTCAGGACGGCCCGAAGGCCGCCACCGATATCTAATTTCGTCACGGCGGCGGCGTCCATCATACCAGGCTCATCACGTTGCGCATTGCGGCCAACGCATTTTCATAGCGTTTGTTGCTTTCCACAAGGATCTGCGCGTTCTCCGCCCAGCCTTCCGGCTGCTGGTTCTGCGTCAGGCGCACTAAAATACGCTGCAGCAACAGGCGAGAATCCAAACCCTCTTCCAGCGCGTGCTGCCGTTCTTCGTCAGTAGCGTATAGCGAGGCCATTCTTTCCAGCTGAATGGCCTCATACTCTGCTTTGTCCGCCTCCTGCGGGGTTGGGTCGGTGACGCCGCCGCGCTTCTGCAGTTCGCCGCGCAGCTGTTCAACGTGCTTTTCATGGTACTTGCGCAAGCTCTCCGACTCTTCGAGATCGCCCACGATTGCGCCGACAAGCCCGGCGGCATTCTCGAAGGTTACTGCCGGATCATCGCCAAAGTGTTTGGCCAGCACGGTACAAACTGCGTGCATGTTCTTAATCGCTGCGTGTTCGTCTGGTGTTACCGCAGGTTTCCCGGCCTGCGGCTGCTGCAGCCTGCGCCAACCGTCGTCCAAATCATCTGGCAGATGTTCATTATCCACGGTTAGCGGCGTGGGCGGGTTCAGCCTGTCGCGCAGCACTTCCAGCATTTCCCCAGCGGTGCGATCGTTCAGGTCAAATTCCAGCATTTCGGCCACGTCTTCGATAAGCTCCGACAGCTGCCGGGTACTCTCTTCCGCTCTGCCGCTGGCCTGCTGTAGCGCCCCCATCTGTTCCGCGTGGTAGGTCTGCAGCTGGCGGCCCGCTTCGTTGAAAGAATCCGGTTCAAACAATTCCTCGCCGTCGTAGTTAATCAGCAGATCGATAGCGTGCATTACCGGGTGTTTACGCTGCGCCGCTTCTTCGCCGGGCATTGCCTGCAACGGGTCGCGCTGGATGGCCTGCTGGACGCTGCAGGCTACCGGGCTGGCTTTGGCGGTTGGCAACTGTTGCGCGGATAAGTGGCGATTATCGCGGGGGCGCTTCTTCGCGTTCTGGTTCATTCTGCGTTGTCCTGTTCTTTGTCGTCGGTGTCGATGGCGGGAACTACGGGTTCGCCTGGCAGATCTTCGCCCAGCAATTCGCAGACGGATTCGATAACGTGATCCACGTCGTCGCAGTCCAGCAGCTTGCGCACGTCGTCGGCGCGAACATAGCCCAAATCCCGTAGGTGATAATCCAGATCAAAATCCAGCGGATTGTCGTCTTTGTGCATGGTTCCCAGCAGCAGGACTGCAAATTTCTTGCCCTTCTCTGGTTTGGCCGTGGCGGTCAGCACGGTTACGCCGTCTGATGCGAGGCTGGCCACTTCAAACTTTGGCACTTTGGCCACGTCGCCGTATTGGACGTTGGCCACGTCAGATTTAAAAACGCTTTTGTCGCTCATGCGCGATTGTCTCCTGCTCTTGTGTGGTAAAGGATGGCCAGCGTAATAGCTGGCCGGGGATTATGCAACTTGTTTCTTTACTCGCTTAGAGCGTTGCCCTACTCGAACCAACAGCCGATCGGTGCTGGCGTGTAACGTCTCTTTGGTCTTGCCGTACCCTACAACGCGGCGCATCCAGATTTGACCAGGTAAGAACCCCGGCCATACCCGCACCACATCATAGAATCGGCGCGGGGATTGGCCCGATAGTCCGCGCTCAATCGGTACGGCGCTCACCATCATGCCGGGCCGGATAAGCGACACGGGCAACAGCCTGCAATGCGGGATGCGTTTAGCTCTGGCCATCGTTTCCGCCTGCCTCTTCGATTGGTTTGATTGAGTCCAGTTCAAGGCGGCCCCTTCCCGGCGCGCCAACCCTGATTCCAGATTCCCGATAGTAAAACTCGTTGGCTTTGGCAATCCACACTGTCGCGGTTTGGTGCAGCTGCACGCGCTTGCGCCCGTCTTTGCGGATCACAATGCCGGTGTGCGTTTTCTTACTGGCCATTAGCGCCCCTCCGGGTTATCTGGTGTGTAGCGGCTGCCGCTGCAGTAGTGCGCGCCTTCGGGGCGGGTGCAGGTTCTGCCGCAGCCTCTGCAGCGCACACGTTCGCACTGTTCTGCCTGGCAATTCTCGCAGTGCATGGTCTGGTATTCGTGGCTATAACGCTGGCCGGTTACGTGGCCGCACTGATAGCAGACCGCCCGCGCATCTGGCGGGGCATCGAATGGGTGCTGTTTCTCTGTCATGGTTTCACCTTATGGCCGCAGACCTGACAACGCCCGTGATAGTGTTCGTTGTGCGGGCAATGCTTTTGCCACGGCTTGCGGGCGGCTTCCAACACATCCGCGTTAACTGGCGTGATTTGCGGGTTGAATGGTTCACCACACTTGCCGCAGACGCCATCGATCCAAACGTGAGGATGGCACGGCAAGCCGGAAGCGGTGCGCGCTGCGTTGGCCATATCTTCGAACGCCTTCGCACCTTGCCGGGCAACGTAGTGCAGCCCGGATTGCTTATTGGCGATGCGTTCTGCAGCCTCCTGGCTAATCCCAACCGTGCGCATAACGAACGGGGCGATCTCCCGCGCTTTGAGCGCTCCGCCATCCAGCGCCTGCAGCTGCGACAGCACAAGGTTCAATTCCCACGCAGACAGCGGACGGGCATACGGTTTGCCGGTGTCCGTGTCGGTCATTACGATTGCTGCGTTCTCAAATTTCATTTGCCGATCTCCGCTGAAAAGTCTTTGTTACAAACTACGCAGCGCCCTTCGAAGATTGCCGGGTGCCTGCACTGTTTGGGCGTGCTGCCGGACAGCGGCCCGATGTTTGCCATTGAATACCGCTGCAGCCGTTCAACTCCGCGCTCGAAGTCGTCCAGGGCGGGGCGTTGAATGCACGTCACTTTGCTTTGCATATCCTGCAGCAGCTGCAGCAAATCAATCATGCGAACGTAGATCATGGGCGGCCATCCTCATAGGATTTGTTGGTGGCGGCCTGCTGCTTCAGCGGCCAGTGTTCCTCCTGGATAGCCTGCAGTTCTCGCCGGGCGTACTGGATCGTTTGCTGCTGGATTTCCATCTGTGCGCGTTGCACGTCGATAATTGTGTTCGCTGCGCTGGTGGCTGCGTTCGCCTGTTCCAGTGCCTGCCGTAGCGTCTTCGATTCGTCCGCAACGCCGCGCCAGTAGATTGCGGCCATGCCTGCGCCAAACACCATTCCGATAAAAATTAATCCGCAGATAATCATGGTTTGAACCCTTCCATCAGCTGATCCAGTTGCTCTTTAACGGCCACCAGCATAGCCGCGCCGGTTACGTTGCCGTGTGTCTGCAGAACGTGGCGGATAAGTTTCAGGCCGCCTTTGTCGAACTTACTAAACGACACGTCAAACGCCTGCAGAGATTTGGCCACGTCGTGCAGCTGCTGCACCCAGGCGGCCCCTGTTGGCTCCATCGGTCTGGCTTCCATCGCGTTGCGGGCGAACTTGTCCACGTAGCCGACAGGGTAAACGCCTCCACGCTCTGCCATGCCGATGATCGTTCCGTCTCGCAGAGTGAAGCGCAGGCCGCTTTCGGTTACTGCCTGTGTAGCGGTCACTCTGGCCACGGTTTCCGTCACGATTACACGGTTTGTAATGCCGGTTCCCCATGAGCCGCGCAATAGCTGAATGCTCTCATAGCGCAGGACGGTTTCGCCGGGGGATAGGGTAGGGAATCGCATCAGGCTTTGCCTCCGTGACGTTTAACAAAGCGGCGGATGATTTCAGCATTCGCCCAGGGTAAATCCGCTTTGGAATGTTTGGCCAGACAGGCAGAACAAAAACCAGTGGCCGGGCTGTTGCCGGTGTTGCTGAATGCAACGGTTACGATTCGAGGCTGGCACGCTTCACAGCCATCAGGAAAGCGCTGGCGAAGGTGCGCCATAACCATATCGTAAAACTCCTGCTGTTCGGGCGTGCGCTTGATTTGCTCCATTACTACTTGCTCCGTTCGTTGTGTGGTGTTCTGCATTATGGATTATTGGCCAGACATTGCAACTTGTTTTTATTGCCGGGGTCGGTATGGGGATTCACATAACGCCTCGCGTGTGTGCGGGAAGAAAACCGCCTCACGCAGCACGCCGAAAGTCTTACCTATGCCTCCTATTGCTGCCCTATCCTGCTATTTCCTACATCCTCACATACTCCCCACATCATGATTACCGTATCTGAGGAAACTAAGTCGTTGATTCCGGTCTTCTTTTCTTTATTTCCTATCTTTCCTACTAAAAAAGATAAGATTCTATACATGGGAACTTTTACAAAAATGTGCGTGTTTTTGTATTACACATATATATAGAAACTAGAAAACATTAAGAGGAAGCGCGGAATCGTAGGGGATCGCCATCTGGCGCGGGTTTGCTGCGTACTACGAAGAAAAGGCGCTCCGTAGGGAAGCGCCGTTGAGAGGAAAGCTAGATTGCGTCTGGAAAATAATTATTTTTTATTCTTTGCCGGTTAACCTCCGTCATGGTCATGCACCAGTAAATAAAAATTTTTCCTGCAATCTCTGCCCGTGCTCTGGTGTCGAAGGTGCCGACGTTATAAAAATTATTTTCGTCTGCTACCTGTGCCGTGTAGCGCAATCCTCCTTTTCTCTGCGCTACCTGTATTTTGGTGTGCATCAGAGATCACCGCCGATATACCAGAAGACGACATAAGCGATGGTCGCCAGCAACGCACGTAACCGCCAGCGCTTGAACCGGCGAACGGCTTCGGCATGGCGCACCACGTCCACGCAATCCCAATGGTCGGAATCGGTGGCGGCGCGGTCGGTCTTCAGCCAGAACACGATCCCGGCAAACAGCGACAGCAGCATAAGCAAATTGATCACCACGTCGAAACCCTCCAGACCAGTAACGCAGCGTTCAGCCAGGCCGAACCGGTAGCGAAGCGCGCCATCATCACGCACGACGCCGCCACGTTGTAATGCTGCTGTATCGCACGCGCCAGAATATCGCCGGTAACGCTCCCGGCGTTCAGGTTGGCCGAACTGGCCAGCACATTACCCAACGCCCTTTCAGTAGCGCCACGGTGGCGGATACTGCGCGCCATCCAGAGAAGCAGCAGCACACTGCCCGCGTGCAACAGGTAACTAATAGCGATCATTGTTGTATTCCTCCAGCCAGCGCCGGAACTTGCCCGCCATTGCGCCAGCTGCTGCGCGGTTGTTGGTGTAGCCCAGGCGGATCGCCGGGCCGTATGGGTGGTTGTGGTCGCTCATGGTGGCATTAACTGCAGTCACCGCGTACAGCCGGTAACGGTTCTCACCATTGCCGGGCGCTTTGATCACCACGTCTGTGTAGACGTTGCCGCCTTCGTCTTCTTCGATCCACTGAAACAGGGTGGTGCGGTTAATCGCCATAGCTTGCCGCCTCTATCGTTTCTTTGTGCTTTTCTTTGAGCGCTTCCCACTCTGGCGCGCCGCTCTGGTCTGCGTCCACGGTCTGCACAATGTCGGTGATACAATCCGCCTGGCGGGAAATCACCTTCGACAGTTTCACGATAGCTTTACCCTTCGGCAAATCGGCCGGCCGATTTTTAAGGCGTGCTATTTCGTCACGCAGGCGCAGCAGATTGGCCGCTTTACTCTGGCCGCTGCCGCGTTCGTCTTCCAGTGCCTGCACCAGCCAGCGCACAACGTCTTTACTAAAAACGCTGGTGGCCGGGTCATTCACCAGATCTTTCACGAACTGCAGGCGGTTGAATGCTGCAGTAAGGCCGAACGCCTGCGCGTCCGCATCTGCCGCAGTAATCTGGCGTGGGGTTGGGGTGGTGGTGGTCATAGTACGATCCCTTTACGTTTTGCTGCCTGTTGATAGAAGTCCTGCATTTTGGCCATAGCGGCGCGCCATGCTTCCGCCTGGTATGCGCGTTCGTCGGCGTACACGTCCAGATTAACCGGCGCAGCGATCGCCCGGTTCCATTCGTTGCGGCCCACGGCGTGCAACACAAGAAATTCGAACGCCACCAGCTTAGAGCGGTTGGCCGGGGCGCGCAGTGCTTTGATATGGCCCGCCCCGAAACGGATCGCTTTCATGCGCTGTTGATGAAGGTGAGTAATTTCGCGGGCGTCTAAACCATAAACTGTCATAGTGTTTTATCCTGTAAATTTCGTTGGCCAACTTCGAAGGCCAGCAGAAAATAGCTGGCCATCCTGCACTCTTAGTTAAAAGTTCCACATAATAGCGCCGTACTGACTTGCTACGTCGCGGGCGTTCTTCATGTTTGACACTACGATTTTGTGGTAGGTGCCGGGCGGCAGCTGGCCGTTATAGCCGAAGGTCAGGAAGCCGTAACCCGCGCTTTTTGATTTGGTCAGGTGCGCAGTAACGCGTGCGCCTTTGGTGGTCATTTTTATTATCAGGTTGCGCAGCTCTTTGTGCGACAGGTCGCCCACGGCTTCGATCTGTTCCTGTGAAGAAGTCGGCACGGTACGCAGGAAGGCGCGCACCACGTCCACCAGCTGCAGGCGTGGCAGGTTGTCGGGGGTCTGGTTCTGTTTGGCTTTGGCTTTGTTCATAGGGATAACGTTCTCTGTAGTGGTTGGGGTTTTACCCATGATTTTGCGTACGCGTTCGGTCAGTGCTGCCTGTTCGCGGCGGAAGTGCGTCGCCTGCTTATCCATTTCCAGCGCTTCGGCGTGGTCGGCTTCGCGCTTTTCAAAAGCCACGTTCGCGGCAACCATTTCAGCCAGGCGGGCCAGCTGATCCATATCGGCGAAGGATTTAACGTCGTCCCATTCAGCTTGTGACCAATCATCCAGGTTGCTCATGGTGTAGGCTTCAACAGCCTGCGCCATATTGGTAAACCAGTTGCCGCCGGTTTTAATGGTTTCGCTGTTCTCACACTGAAAAGCGTTAGCCGCAGAGTTAACGATTAACGAGGCCAGCTTGTCCGCGCTGCGCCATAACTTTTTACCGTCCGCAGATTTGCGCGCCTTGCCGTCGTTCAGGTAGCCGATCAGGTCAACGTTAACGCCTGCGGTTGCGATGATTGCTGCGGCTTTGTTCAGTGTTGCGATTGCTGTTTTGCTCATGGTGATTCCCTCGTTAGCCGTTGCAGCGTCTGCTGCTTTACAAATAAGATAGCGAAATGCGTAATAGAATGCAACTTGTTTTGCGCAGTTATTCTATCTTTCTTTATTGCCCGGTATCGCCCGCCACACGTAGTCCGGATAAAAACGGAAACAGTTTGCGCCGTACCATGCGTAATGTTATGTTTCTGGCCATTGCAACAGCGGGGATCAACCGATGGATTTAAAAACGTGGTGCGCTGCAAAGCGCAAAGAGCGATGCGAAGAAGTGATCGCCTTCTTTGGCGGTGTCGCAAAGCTGGCAGAATTTCTTGATACGCCGTTCACAACGGTTTATGCCTGGCAGCAGCGCGGCGGGGTGTCGTCTGCCGGGGCAAGGCACATCGACAAAATGACACAAGGGCGTTTCAGTGCCGGTTATCTCAACCCACGCGCACAGGAATGGTTCTTAGAGACGCAGAAAGGCGGGGCGAATGTTACAAATTGATTTTTCGTTATGCCTTCACGGTTCCGGCGCAATCGTCCAGAACTTCCCGAACGCCAGTATCGACACGCTGTTTCAGTGGATGCAGCCGGGCAAACAGTGGGACGGTAAAGCGCAGCCGGTTAGCGATAAAAGCCCGCGCTTTGACCATAAAACTTTTAATGGTTATATCTCTTCCGTGTTCCTGCCGATTACCAAAGACGGAACGAATCTGAAGCCTCGCCCGCAGCTGGATCGCCCTGGCTACCGTAACGCCGGTAACGTGGTGTCGCGCAGTTTGATTATGCTGGATTTCGACGCCATGCCGATCGGCACGCTGGCGCAGGTGCTGGCAGAACTGCAGGCCGATAACGTGTTGGGGCTGGTCTACACGACGTATAACCATTTGAACGCAGAGAAAGGCGGCTTAGAGCGTTTCCGGGCTATCATCGTGACAGACCGCGCCATGATGGCCGGGGAAATTGGCCGGGCGTCTTATGCCTTCTTCGATATGCTCTGCGAACGAATCCCAAACCTAACCGCCGACAACGCCAGTTTTAACCCTGCGTTCGCTATGTACCGCCCGGCCAGTAACAGCCAGGTAACGCAGCTGCGTGACGGCGAACCGTGGCCCGTGGATGCGCTGCTGGATGATTTCGACGATTACGGCCTGCAGCTGCCGGTTAAAGCGTTGACGGCTGACAATTGGGAACCTGCTACGCCTGCAGATTTGGCCATGTGTGAAGATTGGTTGGCGTGGGCCAGCGACAACGATTTGACGGTTGCCGATGGTCAGATTTGGGTCTGTTGCCCGATGCACGATCGCCATAGCTCTGGCAGTTTGGGCGATGGTACGGACGGCGGCGCGGCTATCCTGCTTCCGAGCGCGAGAAAAGGCCAGGCCACTTTTAAATGCCTGCACTCAACTTGCGATCAGGACGTGAACCGAAACCAGCGCGATACAATGCTGGCCATCAGCGAAGGGCTGAAGTTTCCGATCCCTGATTCGCTGCTGCCTGATCCCCACGGAGGCTTCGGTAACGAAGACAGGGCGAAGATGCGCGCCATGCTGGCAGAGTCGCAGGAAGCAGACGACGGCGACGAACCGGAAGCAGAAGCCGTTAACGGATTGCGCCAGCGTGTCCGGAAGGAAGGCGCGACAGACCGCAAAGATTTGCCGAACCGTATCGGCGGAACCTTCGGGATCGATATCAGCCCGCAGGCAGTGCAGCGGCTGGCCACAATGGCCGAACGCTACGTTTTCGTAGTGCAGGGCGGGCAATCCCGTTACTACTTCCGCCAGGTGGATAGAGTGACGGGCAAAGCCAGCTGGCAGGAATGGCCGATCGGGACGTTGCGCGATGCGCTGGCCAACGAAGAAGGCGTGATCGGCAGTTATCCATCAGGCGACGGTCACAAGTTTAAAACGCTGACGCTGTTTGACGCGATGCACTCATGGATCGGACGCCCGCAGAAAACCAGCGGCGCGGCCATATTCCCGCCGCCTGCAGTGTGTCCGCCGGATATGCTCAACACATGGGAAGGCTTCGCCGTAGATCCGGAACCGGGCGACGTTGAGCCTTTCAAATTTAACGTCTTGAACGTGCTTTGCTCCGGCGACGAAAAGCTGGCCAAATACTTTACGCAGTGGCTTGCGCACACGTTCCAGCACCCCGGCAAAAAAGGCGGTGTGGCCATCGTTATGCGCTCCGGACAGGGTAACGGTAAAGGGCAGCTGGCCAAACTGCTGGATCGCATTATGGGCGATTTGTTCACGCAGTATAACGGGACAACCAAACTAACCGGCCAATTCAATATTACGCTTATGTCTACGTTGCTGGCGTTTATCGACGAAGCCAAAGCACGCGGCGCAGAGAACGACACGATCAAAGGGCTGGTAACGGAATCGCGGGCGCTGTTCGAAGGTAAGGGAAGCAACACAATCAAAGGGCAGTCGTTTACGCGCCTGATTTTTGCCAGTAACGAAAACGTGCTGAAGATTGACAAGGGCGATCGCCGGTACTGCGCCTTAACCCTCGATACGCGCTATGCGGCCAACGATGAAAACCCGGAACGCGATAGCTTTGCCCGGCCATACTGGCAGAACTATTCGTCCTGGGTGAATCAGGATTGGGTGCCTTCGGCAGTGCTGGATTATCTTATGGGCGTTGACCTGTCAGATTTTGACGAATACAACGCGCCTAAGACGACAGCGCACGCGGAGTTAGTCGGGGATAACCTTTCGCCTCTTCAGGAATGGATGCTCTGGCAGGCGACAGAGAATAAATTCAAGGTTGGCACGCTGGCCAGCCGCCCCGATCAGCTGGTGTTAATGCCGAACATCGTCGCCGATAATTACAGCGAATGGGTTAAAGAGCGCGGCTTGCGGGATAGCCGAACGCCGATGGCCATCAAAAAGGAATTTGGCAGTCTTATGAAACGTATAGGGGTATCCCGGACGGACTTCAAAGGCCAGACCAGCGCAGAAAACCGCTACGGCTACGTGTTCCCTTCTCAGGATGATTTGTATTTTGATCTATGTGATGCGTTAGGGGTTAATCCAGAGTAAGATAGCCCACGACGTAAGGGTGTTCTGTCCTGTTGTCGTGGTGATTTGGGAGAAGGGCCGGTGTTCACGCACTGGCCCTTTTTTCATGCCTAAACCATAAAAACAAGTTGCAAACTAAACCCGGCCCTGTAGACTGCAACTTGTGAAATCAACAGAGGCTAACAGCATGGCATTACGCGGAGTTTCAAAGCCGAAAACAGAAGCACCTATTTTGCTGGTGTGCGGTGATCCGGGTTCCGGTAAAACAACCCTGGCTAACTCATTCGGCCAATGGGCGGACGGAATCTTTATTCGTTCTGAAGACGTTTCAGGCGTGTTTGACCATCTGCCGCAGGATAAGCGTCCGGATATGTTCGACAAGCTGCCACGCGCAACACCACGCGCTAAACGGGCCACCAGCACCGCCATTTTAGACCAGCTCGATCAGCTTATCGACGAAGATCATAATTACGGCTGGGTGGCGTTCGATACCATTTCCGTGCTTGATGATTTACTGCAGCATGAAGTGCTGGAATTTTTAGGGGGTGAAAACTTAGCCGTAGCCGGTGGCGGGTACGGTGCAGGCTGGCAGACATTAAGCGAGATCCACGGCGAAATTATTGATGCGTGTCTGGAACTACGCGTTAAACGCGATATGACGATTATCTGGTTAGCGCACCAGAAAATTGAGCGTATGCGCAACCGTCCGGACGCCGAAGAAGCGATCGTGTTCGGCATGGAAATGCACGAACGTTGCCACCATCTTTACAGAAAGCACGCTGACGCCGTTTTATTTACGCGGATGAATACCTTTACCAAAGGTGTTTCAACCAGTAATAAAGGCGACGTTAAGAAAGCAGGGAAAATCGTTGCCAGTGGCGATCGTTCGATCATTACCAGCAGCGACGGCGCGCAGGGTTATATCTATGCGAAAAACAGATATGACCTGCCGCCGGAAATGGAGTTTCCAAAAGACGACGCTGTTCTGCTGGATTATATCGACTATTACAAAGCGTAATAAGCGCATATACCCGAAGACGCAAAAAAGCATATACCCGATAAAACTTTAAGAGAGAAAATTAAATGTCACGTTTAGCGCAATATCAAGATCAAGTTAAAGACGGTTACGGATACGAAGAGTTTCAGCCAATCCCGAACGGCACCGAAGTTTTATGTTTTGTCGAGTCGGCCGCGTGGGAAGAGTTAATGAACACCCGCGTTAAGCCTGCGCAGAAAGATGAGTTTATCAAAATCATGTATCGCGTAACCGGCGGCGAGTTCGACAACAAAGTGATTTACCAGAAGCTGCACATCCTGGGTAAAGTGGAACAAGACGCCGCGAAAAATGAGAAGACGGAAGAAAACGCGCTGCTCATGCTGGCCGCGCTGGATCAGATTTGTTTAAGCGGCAGTATGTCCCGTTTAGCGCATGATCCGGAAGACGAAGACTTGATCAAACTGCAGGGTAAAAAGGTGCTGGTTACTGTCGGCATCAACCGCTTTAAAAACCAGTTTGGCGAAATGCAAGCGACTAACTCCGTTCGCTTCCTGCAGCCTCCAAAAGCTCAGGAGCGCCCTTCCCGTAGCGAAGGCGGAACCGATGAAGCGCCAGCGCGTGAACGTCGCCCGCGCCGTGCTCGTTAATATTTCAGGGGATCAACGTTAGGGGCTTCGGCCCCTTTTTTGTCGGTGAATGGGATGTTAAGAGACTATCAGCAAGATGCAGTGAATATCGCTTTTGATTACGTGAAAAACAGCGTGATTAAAATCGTTATTGAAATGGCGACAGGTGCCGGTAAATCGCTGGTGATTGCCGAACTGGCGCGCCTGATTTATGAATACACGGGCCAGCGCACGATCGTTACTGCACCAAAGGGCGAATTAGTAAAACAGAACGCGGCTAAATTCCGGGCGCTGGGCTTGGAATGCTCCATCTTTTCCGCTAAAGCCGGTAAGAAGTGTTTAAAACACCCTGTCGTTTTCTGTTCGCCGGGTACGCTGGCCAACGCGCTGGACAAATTCGAAGAGCCGGTGGCCGCCATTATCATGGATGAAGGCGACGGCATTACAGACCAGATTAAGCGCATCATTAAGCACTTCCGGGGGTGGAATGCTGATTTACGTGAAATCGCGTTAACGGCTACGCCATACCGCACGAACGAAGGTTGGATCTTTAAACAGTTTGAAGATGGCAGGCCGTCCGGCAATCCCCGCGCCTACTTCGACAAGCGCGTTTATCGCATCGGCACCCGCGAACTGATCGAGCGCCGCTTTCTGGTGGATATCGTTACAACGCCGGTTCCGATTGAATACGATACCTCGCAGCTGGTGCGCGACAGGCGCGGGAAGTTCACGCCCGCCAGTATCGAGAAGACTTTCATCGGAAAGGGCCGCAGAACGTCGCAGATTGTGGCCACATTCGTAGAACGCCAACGGTTTTACCGCGCCTGCATGGTGTTCTGCGCCAGCCGGGCGCACGCGGCGGAAGTTATGGCCAGCTTGCCGCCTGGCACCTTTCGCTATATCGACGGCGAAACCCCCGACAAAGAACGCAATGATATTATCGCCCGCTATAAGCACGGGTTAATTACATACCTGGTAAACGTTGACGTGCTGACTGTGGGAACCGATTTACCGATCGCTGACCATCTGGCCATCCTGCGCCATACAGACAGCGACAGGCTGCTGCAGCAGATTATCGGGCGAGGTCTGCGACTTCATCCGGACAAAGAGCACTGTTTAATTTCAGACTTCGCCGGGAACCTGCAGCCGTTCGTGGAATCGGGCCGCGATATCTTCAGCCCGGAAATTAAAACCCGCGAGAAAAAAGAGGCGGTGATCCTTACCGTTCCTTGTCCGAAGTGTGCGCACTTAAACGAGTTTGCCGCCCGGCCAAACCCGGAACGTAACCAGATTAACGACAGCGGCTATTTTGTCGATCTAGCCGGTGACGTGATGGAACTGGACGTTTACCAGGGCGAACACAAACCGAAACTTAAAGTACCATTCGCGGCGCACTATGGCCGACGGTGCAACGGCTACCGGCAGCGCGGCAACCGTGGCCACCTGATCCGCTGTTCTCATACGTGGCTCGATAAGAAGTGTCCGAAGTGCCAGGCATCAAACGACATTGCCGCCCGGCAGTGCGTCCAGTGCAAGCACGAACTAGCAGATCCAAACCGTTATTTGGAAAAGTACGCATCGGAAGTCGTGACCACGCCGGACGGCTGGCGCATGGGTAAGCCGAAGAAATGCGGGCTTATGGAATACACGGCCAACAACGGCCATCGAATGATCCTGCTGTCTATCATGGTTCAAGGCAGAAAAACCGCGATTCCGGTTTATCTAAACCCGTTCGGCTCCAGCCCTGCAGGGCTTGCGTTGTGGGAATACGTGCTGTTGAACGGCTTTGGCGACGACAAGATTACCGCACGCGAAGCGCTGGATCGCCGTCGTCGTTTTGTCATGCCTACGGCTATCAAGTGGAAGCAGAAAGGCAATGGCCACCCGGAAGTTTTATTGATTTGGGGCAATCCAAAATGAAAAAAGAGCAGTTGAAACGGCTGGTAGTGGCCGGGGTTCGCATCTATGGCGACTTAGAATTTCGTGATCCGAACTGCCCGACAGAGGATGCGGAACTGGAAACGTTCGTTAACCAGCTGCGTAAGAAACACCCCCGCGTAGCCCGGCTATTCGTCCACATCCCGAACGAAGGAAAGCGCAACTTTGACGAAGTGCAGATCCTGAAGCGCAAAGGCGCGCTGAACGAAGGCGCGGTGGATGAATTGATACCCGCCGATATCTCTTTTGTGGGCGAGTTGAAAAGGCTGGATCACACGTTGAGCGCCATCAGCGAGGCTCAGATTGATTATCTGATTACCGCCCATCAGGCTGGCGCGTTCGCGTTCGTGGCGCTGGGATGGAAGTATAATTGGCACGCGCTGGAAGATTGGTTGGCGCTTCAATGAGGTTGTTAAAAGAAGGCTACCGGCTGCGGCTGGGCGACTGTCTGGAAATCATGCGCGAAATCGAACCGGGGTCTGTCGATATGGTGCTGGCCGATTTGCCGTATGGGACGACGGCTATTAAGTGGGATAGCGTGATCCCCCTGGCGGAACTGTGGGCGGCTTATGATAGGGTGCTGGCAGACAACGGCGTAATCTGTCTGACAGCCGCCAACCCATTCACCGCACAGCTGATCAGCAGCGCACCAAAGGCGCTCCCCTTCCGTTATGGTTGGGTATGGGTGAAGAACAAAGCAGGGGGCTTTGCGCAGGCCAAAAACAAGCCTATGAGCCAGCATGAAGACGTGTTGATTTTTGCACGCGGCTCAACCGGCCACGCGTCGCAGTGTAAAAAGCGAATGCCCTATTACCCGCAAGGGCTGCAGCCGTTTGGCAAGACTGTGAAAAACTGGCATAGCGATCGGCCATCCGCGTTTGAGAAGCGCGCCAGCCATAAATCGGAGTATGTGCAGGAATTCACGAACTACCCGACAAGCATTTTAAACTTTGAAGTCGAGCGCACGGGACTGCACCCAACACAAAAGCCGGTGGCGCTGGGGGAATACCTGATTAACACGTACACGCTACCCGGCGCGCTGATACTGGATAACACCACGGGATCAGCATCGTTCGGCGTGGCAGCACTGAATACAGGGCGGCGCTTTATCGGTATCGAGAAGACGCCAGAGATTTACCAGGTAGCAAAAGAGCGGCTAAAACAAGTTGCAACGTCGCACAAGTTGCAATAGAGTGAAGCCCGTAAACCCATACACAAGGATTAACCCAACATGATCGCCTATCTCGAAAAGTTTTTGGCTCTGGTAGAGCGCTTTGTAATTGCGACAGAACAACGTAATAAAATTCTGGCATCGCAACAGACTACGATCGCGCAGGACGTAGCGCAGGCAGAAAAGCACGTAAGCGCCGCAGAATCGACAGCGCAACAATCTGCCTCGAATGGTTCTGCCAGCGATGCAGCGACAGAGACAAGAGGCCGTGGCCGAAGCCGTGCAGCGGTTGCGGGTTCTGATACGGCCGAAGCGGGCGCGCAGACTCCTGCCGAAACCCCCGCAGCCGGTGGTCGTCGTGAACGCGTCCGGGCAGGTTCTACCCCGGCAGCAGAGAATGCCAGCACGCCAGCGGCTACCGGCGGGCGTCGTGAGCGTGTACGCGCTGGCGCAGGTGCAACGGAACAACAGGCCGCAGGAACCGAAAGCACTGCAGGCGCAACTGCAGGCGGACGACGCGAACGTGTGCGCGCTGGCGCTACCCCTGCCGCTACCCCCGACAATAAACCGGCTTATGATGAAACTATCCCGGAACCGGTTAACGACACGCCAGAACAAGCCGACGATCGCGCAGAGATTGAATCTATCGTGGCGCTGTGTGGCGACGTAGACGAAGCCGCCGCAGAAGTTAAAGCCTATTGGAAGGCGAACGGCTGGACGGGTGCCGATCAGGTTCCTAGTCACCAGGTCGAAGACGTGTTGGCCGACTTTAACGAAATCGCTGATAAGTATTTCGACTAACAGATCAAACGTAAACAGGGCGGCCATTGTGCCGCCTTTTTTATCGGGGTGGCCATGCCAGTAAATAAACCATTCGAACTGTTTTACGATATCGAGACGCGCAGCAAATCCGATATCAAAAAGCAGGGATCTTATAAATACGCCCGCGACAAAAGCACGCGCACATTACTTTTTCAGTATGCTGCCGACGACGAAGATCCGGTGATTATCGACTTAACCGCCGGGCAGCAAATCCCGCCTCATGTTTTGGCCTGGCTATCTGATCCGGACGTGGAAAAAATCGGGGCCAACAATATGGGCTTTGATAACGAAGTGTTGGAACACGCCGACGGGATTCTGGTTCCTGTGTCGCAATGTACGGACATTTTGCAATTAGCCACGCTCTACAACCTCCCCGGCAATTTAGGCGGGCTGGCGCGGGCGCTGAAGCTGCCGGAACACCTATGGAAAGATACGAAAGGCAAAGAGTGGATCAAACTCTTCTCTATCCCGCAGCCAAAAAACAGTAAGTGGCGTAAAGCAGGGCATGAGTTTTGCGACGCCAGCACCCATCCGGAAGAGTGGGGCCGGTTCGTCAGTTATGGCGGGCAGGACATTATCACGACACGCGCCTGCCATCGCGCTATGCCGACGTGGAACGATACCGATTTCGAACGCGACGTTATCGAGGCCGATTACCACATCAACCGGCGCGGCGTTATGGTTGATGAAAAGTACCTGAAAAACGTAATCGAACTGACCAACCGCGAAGCCGATCGGCTGCGTGCTGAAGTCGAAGAGATTACCGGCGGCATCCGGGCGACGCAGCGCGATAAGTTTAAAACGTGGATTAACACCAAATGGCCAGAAGCGAAGTTAGAAAACACCCAGGCGGCAACGTTCGATAAGCTGCTGGAAGTGCGCAAGGATATGCCGCCGGTCGTTCGCAGGGTGTTGGAACTGTCGCGCATGGCCACGGCCACCAGCGTTGCCAAATTCGCTAAAATGCTTGATTACATGTGCGACGACGGCAGGCTGCGCGGTATGTTCCGCTATGGCGGTGCTGGCGCAACTATGCGCTGGGCGGGCAGCGGGCCGCAGCTGCAGAACATTACACGCGGCAGCCTCGCCAGCTGGCAGATTAACGCGTTCGTGTCTGCGGCGAAGCTGTGGCGCTCTGCAGAAGATGATTATCTGCTGAAGCCTAAACTGTTAAAGAACGCGCAAAGCTGCATCAGGGCATCAATCATCGCCACGCCGGGCAATAAGTTCAGGGATGGCGACTGGTCGAGCATGGAAGGGCGTGGCCTTGCATGGGTTGCGGGGGAGCAAACCATTCTGGACGCCTACAACGAAGGCAAAAACCTGTATTACCTTAACGGCGTGAACATGTTCAATCTTCAATACGAAGAAATGAGCAAAAAGCACCCGCTTTACATGGTCTGCAAGGTTACTGAATTGTCTAT